CTCTTTGCTCGTCTTGTTGTGTATATGTTCTTAATGCTTGGTCGCTTACAAGTCTGTCAACAAACTTTCTTGCAGCTTGAATATTAATATAATGTCTAGCTGGTTCTGGTATTTCATCAAAATCTCTGAAATAAACAACAGTACAAATTAAATCTTCATCAAATTCAAACTTGTTATTCTGTCTATCGTATAACCTAGAACCACGTTGTATAGGGTCAATAGTTGGGTGTTGATGAATATTAGCATCTATTCTTAAAACATCTGTAGGAATATTGATTTGACTAGACCCATCTCTTGTAAGTGTTACATCAATTTCTGTATTAAAAGACCAACCTTCTGACTGCACACTCTTGTTTACTTCAGTAAGGGTTGATTGAGCAATACGAGCATCAACAGGTAACGTGCCGACAAGACTATTTATAGGTGCTTCACCTATGGCAGCAAGCATTATGTTGATACACGCAAGTTCTGTTGTTGCAGCTACAGCCATTAGTTCATTACCTCTTTAAGTTTTTGTGCTTTAACTTTTTGAGTTTCTTTAAAAAACCTAGCCTTTTCAGCAAGAGTACTTTTTCCTGTTGCTTTCATTTGCTTGTTATAAGCATCAAGGTAAGCTTGTCCTTTTAAATTAAGAATACCTTTTTTCTTTTTGTTTTTGCCAAACATAATTAGTAGCCTTTCTTTTTAATCTTAAGTGAGTCTCTCCCACCTTTCTTTTTTTTCTTCTTTGAATGATACATGGGTATAAAAAAAGGGTATCTAATAATAAGATACCCTATAAATTGAAATTAAGAAGCAGATAGCTTAATAGTAGCTGCACATTCTGGTCTTAGGATTCCATGACCAAGAGCATATTTAGCAACCATTAATGTACCTTGATACATAATTCCGTAGTCAGAACCAGATATCTCAGTTGTCATATCCATTAATTTTACAGTTCCTACTGCACTCTTATGGAATACTAAACCGATAGTCTTACTATCGTCACCTGAGTAAGTGTTGTTCGCACCACTTGGGTTAGAAGATACGTTACTTTGAGGTACGTTGTTAGACATCATTATTGGTATGCCAGCAACTTGTTGTACCTTACCAGAAGCAAACGAACCATTACCCTGTGGGTTGAAGTCAACGTCTACAGTTCTTGTAGCAGACTCAGCAAGTTTGTAGTACTCAGCAGGTGGTAATACACAGAATCTGTCTGTAGGAGGAATGTCACGCTCGTCAAATGTTTGAGCAATGTCATAGATAGCTGCTGCTATCTCGTCACCTGTGACGTTTGCTGAAGCTGTATTACCATTAGCAAGTGTTAGTACAAGACCACCATTACCACCACTAAGGTTAGTAGAAGCTCTAGAGGCATTTGCAATTTGCTTGGCTACGTTTTGATCGTATGTACGAGCTAGAGCCTTACCTAATTCATCAGCGTAAGTTGCTCTTACGTCATAATGATTCTTGAGTTCATCAATGTTAGCAATGAAACTCTGTGCAATTAGAAGATCATCAATGTTGATAATCTTTTCATTTGCCTTGATTTGGTTAGCACCAACAAGAGGAGTTCCTACTGTATGGTATGCAGCAGTAGCAGTTCCTAATACTGGGAACTGTGCTGACTTACCACTTGTGATAGTACGAACTGAATGAAGTTGCTCGTTAAAAATGTTATTTCTGGCAAACGCAGTTAGCACCTCTCCACTAAAAATTTTAAGAAAAAGTGCGTCAAACGCTGTACCAGTATTATTAACCAAACCAAGACGAGATACTGTGGCGTTAGCCATAGGAAAACTCCTTGATTAATGTTTACAAATTTGAGTAACTAACTTCGTTTCAATCCTTTCTCTCAAGTGGTATCTGACGCATCAGGCACAAGGATATTTAGATTTCTACTCTGTTAAGTTTTTACAGACCCACAATTCCACTTGCGTAGTGCAAGAGCTTTGCGAGTTAGCTTACCATCTTTATCTTTTAATGGTCCTTTTACCTTTGACATTCTTGCACAAAAAGATTTTCTTCTTGCTTTCTGTCTAGGAGAAAGACCTGTCTTTTTAGTAACAGGAGCTTGCAAGTTTCCACCTGTTGCTCGGTTGTATTTTCTACGGCCAGAAGCAGTAAGACCACCTGTGGGGTCTTTATCCTTCTTGGTCATTGATACACCCTTAGACATAAAAAATGTAAGCTACTTAAAATATAACATCTTTACGCAATCTTTAAACTATTTCTTTTTCTTCTATGTTGATAGGTAATATTTTTTGAACTTGTCTTTTCTCTTTTAAATCTAGCTTTTTCTTTACTACTCATTTCACTTGTAGTCTTTGGAGTCTTACTACTAACTCTCTTTGATGGTCTGCAAGCAGGGTAGGGTCTACCTTTCTCATTCTTACCTCGGCCACATTTCTTGCCTGTTTTGACATCAACCCATTTTTCTTTAAACCATCTATCAAGACTCATTTGCCTACATCTTTTTGTGCTTTGTTGTGTGCTGCTTTAAATGAAGAACCTTCACGCATTAGCTTCTTCATCATATCCATGTGCTTCTTAGAATGATGCTCTGAATGTTTTTTCAGAGTTCTTATTTGACTAAGGGTAAGTTTCTTCATGTATAGCCACCGCCAGCAGCTTTGTATTCTCTAACAAGCTGTCCACTTGCATAAGCACTAGGCCACTTTTTAACTCTTGCTTTTACTTTAGCTTTTATTCTTGCATAAAGTTTTGGATTTGTAGGTTTAGCCATTAGCCGAATACGTTAGAACCTGCTAAACGTGCTTTTACATTTTCTGTATAAGATACGTCTTTCTCCCAACGAGGATCAGACATAGCAGTTACTACTTCTGATGTAGACCTAAATGGTGTAGGTCCACTTGCCGAAGCACGACCTGAGTAAAGGTTTGGTTCAACTCCCATAGCATTATTGTATTGTGAATAGATACCTTGAACAGCTAACTTAATAGCAGGTCCATCTCCTGTATCAGTTAACTTGTTAAAGGCTTGGACTTCTTCAGCAGGTAAATTTTCTATAGCCCAAGAAACCATTTGACCATAGCTTTCATCTCCACCTACTGAGTCTTTGATACCTTGTGCATCTACTTCACCTGCTAAACTAGCATTGCGTAGACCATCTAAATAAGTATCAACAATTTGTTTTGAAAAACCAGCATCACTTAGTTTGCTGTAATCATCTTCAGAAATCTCATCATTCTCTGCAAAGCGATTTGATATATCTACTGGATCAATACCAACTTCTTCTAATACAGAAGCAAGACCATCTCCATAAAATTCTTCTGCATCAAATTCAGAATCGTTAGTTTCTGTTTCTTGTTCTTCTGTCTCTTCTTCTGCAACACCTTCTGGTTCTTCTTTGGTTTGATCTATAGCACCAAGCTTACCTTCGAGTTCTTTGTAGCTGTTTACCATATCGGCAGCAGTTTTAAACTTACCTGCGATAAGGCCATTCTCATCTCTCAGACTTTCAATATCTTGTGAAGACATTGGTGGTGTCTCTGAAACATTTACTTGTGATGAAGTCATAGTGGTTTTCTTTTAACTATAGTGAATTGTACTGCCATGTCTAGTAGTGACATCACCAGACTTTTCGGGTACAGGGTTTTCTTCGTTAACACCTAGTTCGCTAACGATAGCTTTTTCAGAGACAAACTTTCCATCTTCATCTCTTTTTCTACTGGACTTCTTGGTTGGCATCTTGAGGTTCCTCCGTTGGTAATTGTTGTGAAGCGTCAGCTAATTTTTTAGGATCAACTAATGGTGAGCCTAAAGCAGCAGGTCCAAGACTTTGAATAAGCTGCTGCTGTTGCATAGCTTGTTGCTCTGCTTGGATTTCTTCTTGTGTTTTTACTAGGTTAGCAGTATCTATACCGATACTGGTAGCAAGACGTTTGACTGCTTCATCTACATTGACGTACTGTCTCATTACATCTGGTCCTAAAGCTTGAGCTACAGTTCCTATAAACTCTATTAGTTTGTTTCTATCATTACCCCTACCAAGTCCTTGAAGTCCTGTCACTATCTTGGGTTTGACCAGTTCATCAGGCAGTTTGGGAACTTTGCCCTGTCTTACTAACAAGTGCATACGTCTTCTTAGATATGGCAGTTGAAACTCTTGGGTCAAAATACTATAGATACCACCAAGACTATTCTCTAGTTCTTGTGCCATAAGATTTATCTCGGCTGCTGTCACTCTTTCTGCGTCACGTTGTACTGATCTTGCCATCAAGAAAGCAAATTCAAGTCTTGCTTCTATTCTTTGTATAGCACTAAAAGCAACAGAGAAATCTGCACTCTTGCCAACTTGCATCACAGAAATATCTGCTGCTGTACCTTCTCGCACAGCACCATTCGGTGCTTTGCTTATGGTGGCTGCCCTTGTGACTCCATTAGGATTGACGAGAAAAAGCGTTTTTGCACTAGCAGCAGCACCTTCGATTATGGCTTGCATCAAAGACTCAAGACTAATCAAGTCTCCTCTGTATTCTTCAACATAAC